CAGGCCCGCCCGCTCCGACCGACTTTTACATCAGGCTTGATCTGCAAAAAACAGGGGCGGGGAAAATCTATGCGACTGAATTCGCATCTCGATACGCCGCAGTTCGCGATCCAATTGATGGCCATGTGTCATACAAGGTAAGGCTTCCAGAGGCCTCATCGGTTATCGGTGTGGCTCAGATTTATCTCAAGTTCCAGACCGACTCGCTTGCTGGGTATCGGGTTGGCGTCAGCCCTCCACGAGTAATCTAATCCCCTCTGCACGCTCATTACATTCGCCTCCTCATATATTCGTCGAGGCTAAGGAGACCTAATGGCAAAAAATTACTACATCTCAGGAGAATGGAATGTTACTTGTGATGTCTGTTCAAAGAAAATCAAATCCGGCGAGGCTAAACAACGGTGGGATGGTTTTATTGTTTGCAAAGATGACCTAGAATCACGTCATCCGCAGGACTTTGTTAAAGCGAAGACTGACAGAATCACTGTACCATTTACTAGACCTATCCCACCACTTGTATTTGTAAACACTTCTTATGGAACTATGTACGTAGACACTGGTTGGGTTGTCACTGATTATTACGAAGGAACAGAACTTTGAGTACAATTGTAACTCGCACTAGTAAGGGGTCTCCGCTATCTTGGGTTGAGGCTGATGCTAACCTTACAAACTTAAATACAGATAAACTAGAAGCAAGTGCTCTTACTCCATACTTAACTAGTGCAACTGCTGCTAGTACTTATGAGACACAGACACATGCCTCTAGTACTTACGAAACACAAATCCACGCCAGTTCCACCTACCCAACAAAAGCTAATAACTTATCTGATCTAACCAGTGCTTCTACTGCTAGAACTAATCTTGGTCTAGGTACTGCAGCTACACAAGCGAGCACTACTTTTGCTGCATCTGGTGTGGTTACCGCCAATGGTAATACGATGGCAACGGGTAAGATTCTTGGACGATCCACGGCATCAGTTGGGTCTATTGAGGAAATTTCTGTTGGCACTGGTCTGACGCTATCGGCGGGCACTTTGTCATCAAGCGGTGCGGCAGTTCTTGGAACGCCTGTTACTGCGTCAGGAGTAGCGATTGACTTCACGGGAATTCCTAGCGGCACAAAGCGGATAACGGTAATCCTTAATTCGCTGAGTACCAATGGAGCATCGACTCCACAGGTTCAGCTTGGGTCTGGTTCAGTTCTGACAACAGGTTACAATGCATCTGTTATACAGATAATTAGTGGGGGCGCAAGCGGGTTCACCAACATCACAACTGGATTTCCTGTAGCTGTTGGAGAAAGTACTAACACATCGTTTTCAGGTCTTCTGATTCTGAATCATATTGGCGGGAATGTTTGGGTTGGGGCATATGCCGGTTCAGGAACTAATACATCTCCATCTGCTTGCGTTCGCAATGGTGGAGGGGCGGTAACGTTATCTGGCGTACTAGACAGGCTGAGACTTGGAACTGTTGGTGGCTCAGACACTTTCGATGCCGGCTCTATCAATATTCTCTACGAGTAAGCCATGCCAACCATTATCGAAATGAATGTTCAGACGGGAATCGTTTCAAGCCGTGAGATGACACCGCAAGAGATCGCTGCAATTCCTCCGCAAGTTACACAAGTTCCGCAGGTGATTGATGCGCTGCAAGGCCTTCTTGCACTAGACCATGAGGGGATGTCGTCGTATTACGAGACATGGGCAAACGCTCCTGAGCGAACATTTGCTCAGAAGGCCTTCATCAGCAAGGCACTTCATTGGAGACGTGATGATCCAACATTGAATATAGCTGCACGTGATCTTGGTCTAACTTCAGAAAATATTGATTCTTTATTTCAATTAGCAATAACATTATGAAAGTAACTATACATTATCGTAATGATCCTGAACGTGACTTGACTGATCCTCTTCCTGAACTTGGTGGTAGAAAGTTTATCGCTAGGTTGTACTCAGGAGATGTAGCTTGTCCGTTGTGGGGAACACTGTTTGGTGAAGGGTGGTTCAATCCACCTTTCCCTAAACAACTAATTAAATTCTCAACTAAATATCCTGTTCTTCCTTTTGTTTCTTTTAAGTGGCCTTTCCTAGATCGTGCTTGTTATATTGGATTCAAATTGTATGGTGTTGATCACGATGTTTACTCTCAGTGGTTATGCGGACCAGAAGATATTTATCCCGGATCACAAGCACTGTGTTTAACCTTACGCCCTTGGGCTAATCTTAAAGTGGAAAATAAAGTATGACAACACAACATGACCGGAGAACAGATGATCAACGTCTGACTGAGATTGAAACTAAACTTGATAAACTTGCTCTAGATGTAGAAGACTTAGTTGCTGCTTGGAAAGCTGCCGCTTGGTTGGTAAGTGTTGTCAAGTGGTTAGGTGCAATGGCTATTGCAGGTACAGCTATTGTTACCTTTATGAAAGGGAAGTAAATGGCTACTAGCGGATCATACGATTATACACAGACTCGTGATGACATCATCAAGCGTGCTCTTCGCTTAGTTGGTGCTCTAGCACAAGGTGAGACACCTACGACTGACCAAGTAACAGAGGCCGCAGTTGCTCTTAATGGTTTGGTAAAAGCATGGCAAGCAGATGGAATGCCCTTATGGGCTATTAAGGAAGTCACTGTTCCTTTTGTTCTAGCCACTAGTTCTTATTCATTAAGTTCTCCTAGACCTCTTAAAGTGCTACAAGCTTGGAATAGGAATACTGCTAGTGATGTAGACATTCCAATGCGAATTGTTACCAAGGATGAGTATAATAGATTAGGAAATAAAACAAGTGCTGGCAACCCTATACAAGTTTTTTATGATCCCAGTCTCGGTACTGGTGTTCTACATGTTTTTCCTGTTCCAACTAGCAATGAAGTAAGTAACAATGAATTACATCTAGTCTATCAAGCTCCTTTTGCTGACTTTGATGCAAGCACTGATACACCAGACTTTCCACAAGAATGGTTTGATGCTGTTACATATGGCCTTGCTACACGACTTGCTCCTGAGTATGGTTTACCAATTCCAGATCGTAAAACACTCTGGCAGGAGATGACAATCATTAAACAGGATGCATTAAACTTTGGCTTGGAAGAGGGTTCTCTATTCTTTCAGGTAGATCGTAGAGGTTACTAATGGCACAGGTTCCCGGACTAGGCTTAGATCAGTCCCAATTAGCTGATGTAATTAATCAGCAGTATAAGGGATACAGCCAGAAGCAACGCAATCAGATGATGCAGTCTGCGGCTGCTTCTCCAGATAACTGGACTTCTATTACCCAACAAAGTAATAAACAAGCAGCCCAACCAACAGAATATCTTGGTGCCGGTAGATTAGACAATGTACCATCTTATTCTAAGGATGGTGAGCGTTGGCAATCAATGGATGATGATGCTTGGTCACAACTAAAGTCTTCTAATCCTTATGGTGGTGTAGATTCCAGCCTTGCTGCTGACTATACCAACGATCAAGGTCAGAACTTCTACAAGCAGAGTACCCTAGACAATAGTTATGCCCACATGGTTAGCGGAACACCAGCTAAACTATACACACAATTCAATGACCCTACAGAGATTAAGAAGGGTGGTTATTATTACTCTGATCCGTGGGGTTATGCACATGAACTACAAAAGATGGGGAGCAATACATATTTTGCTCCAGAATTTGGACATACTCGCTCTGGCACTGCTGATCTATCTTATGGTATTAAAGACCCTACTGGTATTTCTAGATATGATAATAATGGTCAACTAGGTTATCTATTTAATAGTGATACAACTGATTTCTCTAAAGCACTACAAGGTGGCAGAAACAATAGCGCCTTTGCTGAAAAGAAGTCAAATGGTTTTGGTAGCATAGCTGGTCAGATTATGAAGTATGCTGCACCTATTGATTATTATGTTCATGGTGGTGAAGACTACTTTAATGCTGTAGATGAAAAAGGTTTATATAGTGCTGTGTTTAGTAACTTTGGTCCTGATGGTAAAGGTCTGGATCATGCTCTAGATACTGTAGACCCTATTTTCCATGATGCTACACAAAATGTAGTTACAGATGTGGTTGGTGCTGATTCACAAGAAGAAGCCTTCAATATGATTGCTCCTACTCTTGTTAATATGTTTGCTCCATATGGTATGGGTTACTTAATCAATGCTGGTAATCAAGCTAATCAAGGTAATACTACAGGTGCTCTAACTAATCTAGCTTCTTATGGTATGAGTTATCTACCATCTGCTGCAGAAGGTGCTGGTGGAGCTAGTACTGGTATGTATGGTTCTGGTACATCTCTTGGTTCTGTTGCAGCCGATAAGGCAGCACAAAGCTTCATCAATAGTACAGCTATGAATACAATCTCTAATGGTGGTGATTTAGGTAATGCATTAAAGTCTGCTGCCTTTAGTACAGCAGCTGGAGCTGGTGGAGACTACATCTCTAAACTATCTGGTGGCCTAGGTGAGATTGCTTCAAAGGCACTTGGTGGAGCGGCTAGTGGTGGATTAAATAGTCTATTTACTGGTAACTCTCCTGTTAATGGTTCATTGTTCGGTGCAATGTCTGGTGGTCTACATGGATTCTTGAATTCAACTGATCGTAGTAATAATACATACAACGAGAAAAAGAACACCATGAATAAACAAACAGCACAACAAGCAGCTAAGTTAGCTAAACTCTTTGTAAAGAAATAATATGGCACAACAGAAAAAAGCTCCGGGCATTCCTCAGGTAACACGTTTGCCTTTAATGGGTGCCTATTCAAATAGAGGCTCTGATCCAAACAAGGATCAACGCTTTGTCAATATCTTTCCTGAAACACGTAAAGTAGAGCAGTTAGAGAATACAAAGATTTTCTTGAACAAACGTCCGGGGCTTGATCTGTATAAAGATTTTGGTACTGGTGAAGGTAGGGGTGCTATCTACTTTAATGGTAAGTTTTATGTTATTGTTGGTAACACTGTCTGGGAAGATGGCGCTTCTCCAACAAATAAAATTACATTAACAGCATCTAGTGGTCCTGTTGGTATGCTCTTAGGCAACTCTGCTACCTTAGGTAATTACTTGTTTATCTGTGATGGTACTGGTGCTTGGGTAATCAATACATCTGGTACAGTAACACAGATACTAGATTCCTCTATTCACTCATTAGTTCTTACTGCCGCTGGTACTGGATTCACAGATGGTACTTATGCCCTTACCTTTACAGGTGGTGGTGGAACAGGTGCTGCAGGAACATATACTGTTGTAAGTGGTGTAGTTACTTCACTATCATTGACCACAGAGGGGTCTGGGTACACGTCTCCTCCAACAATAACCTTTACCCTAGGTGGAGGTACTGGTGCCACCGCTACATGCTCTCTGAACTCGATTCCAGTACCTCATATCCCTAGTCCAACGTTCTTGGATGGTTATGTAGCATTAGCTCAGGGTAGTGATGTTTATACTTGTGATGTGGATATGCCAACTAAATGGACGGCCAGTAATTTCCTGTCTGCAGAAATGTTCCCTGATCCGATTGTAGCTCTATCTAGACAGAACAATCAGGTAGTTGTATTAGGACACAGTTCTATTGAGTTCTTCTATGATGCAGCCAATGCTGCTGGTTCCCCACTAAGTCGTAACGACTCCACTACAATTCAGATGGGCTGTGCTGCTCCTTATGCTGTTATTGGTAATGAGAAGTATATCTTCTATATCTCTCAATCTGATAGTGGTGGTAGAGCAGCTTGGTTGGTAGATGGTTTCCAACCTAAGAAAGTATCTGATGAATACATTGAACGTATTCTAGATGCTGAAGAGGATATGACAGATTGTCGTGGATTTGGTGTTCGCACTAAGGGACATCTGTTCTATGTGCTTAATCTAAAGACATCAGGAAGGACTTTGGTATATGACTCAGATGAAAAGTTATGGCATGAGTGGGCTACTAACACCAGTGGAACTGATGGTGTTTTTCAATATGATTTTATGGCAGACAACTCAACTGGCGCTGCATACTTGTTTCATGCCACAAACGGCTGTCTCTACAAATTAAATCCAAATACACATCAGGATGCTGGTACTGATATTAATGTAACCTTGATTACTAATAAGTATGATATGGACACATACCACAGAAAGTTTATGCATTCCTGTAAAATAGTTGGTGATCGCTATGAAACAGCTAATGGTCTTAATATGCAGTGGACTGATGATGATTATGCTACTTGGTCTAATGTTAAAACAATCGACCTTACTGACGACTTTCCAGCTTTCCAACGACTTGGTTCATTTAGACGTAGGGCATTTAAATTAACACACTCCTCGAATGCCCCTTTACGTTTAGAGAATTTTGAGGTAGAATATACAGAGGGTACTACCTAATGGCTAACTTACCTCCGCCACCAGTTAATGATAAGCCGGGTTCCTTCGCATGGTTAGAGTGGTATCGCCAATTACGGAACTATGTTTCTACCTCTGGTTCCGTACCTTGGTATATCATTAACTTCTCTGGATCAAATCTAACTGATATTGCTACTAGACTTCATGATAATTTACAAAGTCTTCAAGGTGGTACATCAGGACAGCATTATCATTTAACAGCAGCACAACACAGCCAAATAACTTCAGGTCCATCTACAGAGACAATTAACTATCAAGTACCAACTACGGGATTCACAATTACAGTAGGTAATACTGATAACATACTTGTCTTAGACCCTGCTGGTACATTGGCTTCTGGTACAGTAACAATGCCAGCAACTCCCCTTAATGGACATGTTGTTAGAATCAGCAGTACTCAGATTGTTACAGCACTGACAGTAAGTGCCAACACAGGACAAACAATTAAAGGTGCAGTAACAACTCTTGCTGCTAATGGCTTCGCCTCATGGGTATATAGAAGCACTAACACAACATGGTATAGGATAGGATAAAATGGACGAAGAAGATTTCAGCTTTTTAGATGACAATGCAGCAGTACAGGGTGATAATATGAATTATGATCCTAGTGCAGAACCATCACAATGGACTGGAGATTATGGTGGCTATGATTGGTCAATGCCTGAAACCGGCCAGAACAATAACTTCAATTTTGATTCTAACATCAGTAACTCTCCGGTTGCTGGTTGGGGTCAGAATGGTACTGATTGGGGAATGGTTGATCAACAAACAGGATCAAACTTCTCAAACCCACTTATTGATATGAGTAATTCTATGCCCTCTATGGGTAGTATCCAGAATACATTGTCTAGTCTGTTTAATAATAAAGGACTAGTCACTGGGCTTGGTGCTCTTATGGAAGGTAGTCAGAATAAGAAACGTTCTGCTGCACTACAACAGTTAGTCTCTAAGATGCAACCAGCTATGGACCCATTCGGTTCTCAGCGTAGTCAGTATCAACAAGAACTGTCTCGCACAATGCAGAACCCATACTCGGCACCAATCGTGCAACAACAGGTTAATGCTATGCAACAAGCACAGGCCATTAAGGATGCTGCTGCGGGACGTAGATCAAACTCTGCTACTAGTTCACCTGCCCTATTAGCTGCACAAGCACAAGTGGCACAGAAGTACATGGATAGTTTATACACACCATCAGGTGCTAACATCAATCCAAGTGGTCTGTCTAGTCTTATGTCTGCTTCTCAGTCTGGTATTAACTCTGATGCTAATGGTTATATGTCACCAATTATGACTGCCCTAGCGCGTAATGCTGGCACTAATCAAAACACACAAACACTAGAGGCACTAAAGAAGTTTCTCACTGGAGGTGAATAATGGCTCTACCTATGATTGAAACTGGTTACAAACCAGAAGGTGCTCTTGGTGGAGTTTTTGCTGGATTCAATGCTGCTAATGCAGAACAAGGAGCTGAACTTGAGTTGATCAAGCAGTTCCTTGCTAATCAGCGTGAGCAGTCTATGCAACCACTTGATGTTAACATCAGACAAACAGAGTCAGATAGAGCTACCGTTGGTAGATCTCCTGAAATGCTTGATGCTTACCAGCGTGGTTACATTGGTCAAAACAACTCACAAGACGCTGCCGGTCGTGTTGCTATGGGTACTGCTCAGGGTAATATTGATTACACTAATGCAGCCAATGCAAACAAGAGTAAGCAAGAACAGTTTTTAGCTAGATTGAACCAACTTAAAGAGGCTAGTGTAGCTGGTGCTGGACAAGGACAACCTAACATTGGTTTTCAAATGCAATCACCACAAGGTAGTATTCCAGTACAAGGTGAAAATTTCTTTAGTAACTTTGCTAAGGGTAGTCCTCAAGGTAATCTAAGAGCTATCAACACCATTAAAGATCCTGTTGAACGTAAAAATGCTCTTGCTGCATTTAAAGCTTATCAAGAACAAGTACCATCACAAGCACAAGAAGTAAACACAAACAATTCTCCCCTTGTACCACAACCACCTGTTAGAAATGGTGGTATTACACAAGGTGGTCCAGAGTATGAGGCTGTTATGCAAGCCTTGGTTGATCAACCAGAGCTACGTCAGAAACTGTTGATTGGTGATCAGAAACTAGACAGTTCTGAGTACAATCAAATTTTGAAGTTAATGGCTGCTAAAGAAGCTGCTGCTTCTCATGGATCTAAGGATAAAAATCCTTGGCTAGAGTTCTCTAAACTTGCTCCAGAGAAGCGGCTTGGTACGGCTTATTCTGCTATTACTACTGGTACAAATCCATGGACAATGCAACCACTAAATGATACTGAACGCGGTATCTTTGAAATGTATATTGCACAAGATAGACCAGTACAAAGACAGAAGACTGATCCCAAGACAGGTGCTGTGGATATTACTGGTGTTACAAAGGGTGAGGTTCCAACTAATGCTGCTCCAACTCTGATGCCAGAGGGGGCGAAGCCAGCGGCTGCTACTCAACCTGTAGGTGCTACCAAGACTATTGGTGGTATCACATATGAAAAAACAGAAAAAGGATGGATTAAGAAATGAGTTACCTTTCCGACGCAGAGATTGATAAATTAGAAAGTGGTGGTACGCAGTACTTATCTGATGCAGATATTGCTGCGTTGGAAAGTTCCTCAAATAAACGTAATACATCTGTATTTGAAGACTTCAAGATTGGTCTAAATAATGCAGCACAACCAGTAGCTAAGTGGACTGGTATGGTTGCAGGAGCAGGTGCTAGATACCTAGGTGCTGAAGATACATCTGATGCTATCTTTAAAAAGACTGATGAACTCACTAAATCTATGGAAGATTATTGGGTTCCAAAGGATGCTGAACAAAAGACCTTTGCTGGTAAAGCTATTGGTACTGCGCTAACTCTTCCTCAACAGTTGGTAGCTTTCCCATTCTCTCCTGCTGAAACTGGTAAGACTTTAGTTGATGCTGGTGAAGATGGTAGTTGGAATGGTAATGCTCAGGGTGCAGCTATGCTTGACACTCTGGGCAATACTGCTGGTGTAGCTTTACCGGGTGCTGTTGGTGGTGGTCTCTTAAAGAAGTTTGTTTCTGGTGCAGCTATTAATGCTGGGCAGGAAACCTTCATGAAGAAGGCTATTCAGAACATAGCAACCACTGAGAAAGGCAAGGCTGCCTTTGAACCAACACTGGAAGGTGCTGGACTGGCTGCCATTGTTGGTGGGCCTCTGGGAATGTTAACTCCCAATGCTTCTAAGACACTATCAGACACACGTAATCCATATATTGATAAGCGTATTGACACTAAGGCACCTGAAGTAGAAGCCAAGGCAATGACTGATGTGGATAATCAGATTGATGTACGTCGTTCTGAAATCAAACGCATTGAAGAGCATATCGCTAGACAATCCGATCCAACATCAGAACACACACAGAAATTACATGCTGATCTTCTGTCAGAAACACAAGCTCTTACTCAGCTTCTAGCATTTAAGGGAGAGCACGTAGCTCCTGATGCCTCACGGACTGACGTAGAGGCACCAAGGATCGACGATCAACTGCAAACTGAATACTCAGCTAAGCAAGCAGAACTAAATGCACTAGAGAGCGAATACAAAGATCTCTCTAAAAAGGGTGCTGCCTTATCTACAGTAGAGAAACAACGTATACAAGAAATCACTGTAAGACATGCAGAAGTATCTGACTACTTAGAGCAGAATGCTGCTAAGATGTTTGGTGAAAATGAAGTTAAAGCAGATGCTCCTGTAGAAGAAAAAACACAACAAACTTTTGAACCATTACCAGATAGGTATTCTGTTAATGATGCTGTAACAAACAGAGATTACACAACCTTCTCTCCAGAAGCATTGTCCAATATGATGCAGAACAAACAGAAGAAGATTGACTCTGTTCATGAATCCATTCTAAAGAATGGTGTTGGTTCTGAGGCTGGTATGAAGGCTCTTGCCTTTAAAGATCTATTACAAAAGGAATATGATCTAATCAACAAAGAGTTTAACAAGAAGCTAGACATGCAGTCTAAGTCTGAGCATGACTTCATTCAGGTAGCCGAACAGAAAGCCTCATGGGAACTACGTGAACCAATGCAACAAGCTCTTCGTGAGAAGGGCGTCCGGGGAGGTCTTGAGGTTATTGCTGCAGCCAAGGGTACTAAGGAACTAACACCCTATGGCCGTTACATGGGTGAGTTAGCACAGAAGTTGATTGATAATCCTCTTGTTGGACAACACAAATACGTAGAAGATCCTAACTTTGTGCATGCTGGTGGTTACGATAACATCAGTGGCTATGTGCATATGAAGGGTGACTGGACTTCATCACCCGGTGTCTTCCTACATGAAGTAGTCCATAGTGCAGTTAATCGTGCTCTATCTTTGTTTGATCGTGGTCTATTGACTGATCCTAAGCAAGTTCTTGCTACAAGAAACATTAAGGATCTTTACAACAAGATCAAGTTAGACAAGGGTATGCAAGACATTCTTAAGCGTTTTGTTAAGGATGACTATAAGATTTACATGGAAAACACCAGAGAGTTCGTGGCTTATGGTCTATCTGATCAGAAGTTTCAGTTAGCTCTTAGCAAGATTAAACTTGGTGATACTCCTGTATTCTCTAGATTAACAAATGCAATTAAGAACCTACTCAATCTAAACAAGAATGAGCGTTCTGCACTAGACGATGTGTTACGTTATGGTGAGCATCTAATTGATGCCTCTGAGGGACTACCTCCGGGATTCAATCCCAATGAAAAGGTATCTTATCATAAGCTACACACACCACAAGACTTGCTAGCAGCACTTAAGTCTGGTGCCTTGCATGTATTTGCTCATGGCTTTACACAGAACATGCGCCAGATGATGCGCCCTGATGTGCACTTCTCTGCTGTAGAAGAAAAGGTAGCTAAGGCAGAACGAGCTAAGGAATATTTAGTTCGTACAATCAATCATGGTATTGATGCTATCCCTGTGTGGAAAGAAGAAGGTAAATACTGGTACAAGACCACAGGTTCTGAACAAGAGGCTGCTCTAGTACCATCTATGTTCAATCTAAAGGGTACTCACATCTTTGATGTGTATGACACACTTATGAGTGGATATAGAAATAGTGTTGATGCTCTAGACACAATTAAAGAGAACACAGGTAAGTGGTCTAAAGATCAGTTGATGTTAGCACATGCCATTAACAATGCCACAACAAAGCTGTATGAGTCCTCTATTAAGATGCTTGCATCTAAGGGACTAGACTACACAAAGTTAAAGCAGCGTATTGGTTATATGCTTACCAGTCGTGTTGGTAATCATGCTATGACTGTAAAAGTCAATGGTATTCTTGTTCGTCAACAACACTTCTTGACTCAAGGTGAAGCAAAGCACTGGGCTGATATTTACAAGAAGCAAAACAATGACCCACGAGTGGTTATTGAGACTGCTGAAATAAGTGATCTACGTGAGGGTAATGCCACACAAGGACTAAAAGACTTCTTAGAAACACTATCAACAAAGAGTGGTAAAGAACTTGAGGAATACATTTCTCAGGTAGATAGAATGATGAATGAGGATAACTCAAACATTGGTTCACATACACTTAAGTCCCATATTGTTAGTGGTTATATTGGTAATCAAATTGGTATGTCTAAGAACGCTATGGGTGAGCAACTAAGAACTGCTCTACCTAAAATGGTTGACAACTATGCTCAGAACATTATGTCCAGATCCATTCAGAAGGATTATCTAAGTTACTTAATTGATAACGAAGATAAGATTAATCCTACTACTAAGGATCTAATTGGTTTCTATATTGAGACACAAATTGGACAACCATTCCAAAAGGGTGGTGTATCCGAAGCAATGAAGATGACCTCAGATCGTATGCGTGAATGGATTGATACTGGTGTTGATAGTATCTTTGGGTATCATAATAGAGATAAACATGCTATAGATAGATTCATGGGTCTATTTGGTAATGCTTTCTATATTTCTAATATTCTAATGAAGCCATCCATCTGGTTGGCACAACCATTACAGGCACTAAACTCACTACGTAGTTCCTTCAAGGAGGGAGAAACACCTAGACAAGTTCTAATGTCCTTTGGTGAAACTCTTGTACAACTGTCACTAGGTAAGAAGTATATTGAGGGAAATCCTGAACTAGAAAAAGCTATCTATCGTGCAAGTCAAGAAACTAATGTGTTACACCCACAGATGGTTAATGACTATAATGATATGCGAATTGGCTCTAATCCTAACTCTTGGTTGAACTCTACTATTGACACAATCTCTGGTAAGAAAATCTCAGCTTGGGGTGACAGAGGTTCTAGATATGCTTCATTCCTATTCTTCTACAATCTACACAAGCGTAGTGGTCTTGTTGGTGATGAACTAATTCGTGTTGCTTCTCGTGATGCTACAGAAAATATGGTAGCATACGGTAGTAAGAAGTTACCAGCAATCTATCGTGAGATGGGCATTGTTGGTGAGCAGGGAGCCACACTAGCTACCTTCGCTCATGCACAGTTAGGTAATCTCATTGTTGACTTGAAGGAGTTTGCAACTAAGCCGGGAGCAAGGACTGCTGCACCATTAATCATGACTGCCGCAGTAACCATGATGCTAGGTGGAGCTATCTCTATGCCAATCATTGCTGAGTACGAACTACTTAGACAAATGGCAGTATCTATGGGATGGTGGACTTCTGATCGTTGGCCTAGTGCTTCTGAACTAATCATGGACCATGCACCACGTTGGGTATCTATGGGCTTATTGTCTGATGTAACAGATATTGATATGGACGCATCAATGCGTTACACATCACTGCTCAACAAGATAGTGGACATTGAAAAGAATGGTCTATTAGCATTCTCACCACATTTGTCTTGGGGTAAGGATGTTGTTGCTAATGCTTGGGATGCTGTTAGTCCAAACTCCACTGTTCCAGAACGTGATCAAGCTCTTAAGAAGGTTCTCCCTAAGGGTCCAGTATCAGGTATAGTGGATCAAGCTAGAAATGATTGGGATCTAGTTACTGGTGAGGGTATGCCCTTTACAAGAACAGGTCCAAGGGGCCAAGGCGGTGTTCCTAGGGATACTGCTGCAAAGATTGCACCATTCATTGGATCACAACCAACCACACAATCAATGGATATGAAGAAGCAACTTGCTGGAAGAGAACGTGATAAACAAGCGGAAGCTCTAACAGAAAAGGCTATTCAATATCTTGTGCATGGTGATAAGGAACGTGGTGTCAAGGCATTTGATAAACTATTAACACAGTATTATGCTGGTGATCAAAACAAACTAAATAATGGTATTGAAAATCAGATTGCTAAGATGAACTCGACTGGATTGTTTGGTAGATACTGGAATGCAAAGACTGGTGCATCTACTCCAGCACAACAAGCTGCAATCATTAGAGATAATCTTGGTGAATACTTACAGAGAAGGAATGGTAATTGACAGGACTAGATATTGTAAGAGAAGCGGAGGGTCTTAGACTCTCTGCCTATCTCTGCCCTGCTGGTATCCCTACCATCGGGTATGGACATACTAAGGGAGTTAAGTTGGGAGACACATGCACAGCACAGCAAGCAGAAGAGTGGTTAGAGAATGATTTCTTCATGGCTAAAACTGATGTTGCAGCCGTTGTCAGAGTCCCTATTGGGGCGAATCAACTCGATGCACTTGCTTCTTTTGTGTTTAATCTTGGCGTGCGTAAGCTTATCCAGTCAACGCTCCTTAAGAAACTTAATGCAGGGGATTATACTGGTGCTGCTAACGAGTTTGATAAGTGGGTATATGCTGGAAGTATTAAACTAAATGGCCTTATTAAACGACGTGCTAAAGAGAAAGAACTCTTTCTGAAAGGAGGTTAATATGGGTTGCAAAGGCGGCGGTAAGCGTAAGAAGTAATTACGCGCGGTTCTATGAACCTAAGAAAAGAAGTAAAAATAAAGGGAGGTCACTCGTGTTGAGTGCCTCCCTATTTTTTTAACTATACTTTGTAGTAAAGTACCAATCAATAAATTGTTCTAGATATGTTGTTATATCGTCTACAGTTGGATCAAATGCTTTCAATTAATTACCTATGACTAAGGTGAATCTGATAATAAGTAAATCTAATGTAACGGCAAACTTGTCACCATCCATTAGATCATCACCAGTGTAAAACTCAATACCTACTGATACTCCTGTAATAAAGTTAGCTAGTAAAGTCATCACACACCGCACACGCCGGAAACACAAGCTCGATCAATGTTTTCTTCAAATACAATTCCTTTATGTTTGATTGCTTCTTCATAAGGTACTTCAGTTAGGGGTTGACCTCCTCGACTTCCATCTGGATAACAGGTGAAGCCACGCAGTCTAGGAGCGTACTTACTAAGTGTTTCGGCGAACTGTCTAACATGTGACTCATTATTGTCTCTACTTCCCCAAGCTGGGAGGTTGATTGTACTTGAAATTGACATGTCAACGTAATCTTGTATGTCTGCTTGGAACTTAAGTCGTTTCTCGTAGTCATGGCTTAGTCCGTAGGCTGTTTCGATTTTGCTTGGATCAATCCCGTATTCTCTAATAAGTTGATCTGCTGTTGTGTCGACAACATATTCATACTTCCACTTAGTACCATCTGTTAAATACCGACGCTTGTAGGCAACAGCAAACAAAGGTTCAATACCTGTGGTGGTTCCGGCAAGAATACCAATACTGCCCGTTGGTGCAATAGCTCTATAAGCCACTGGCTTGGAAATGTACAGCCGTTCACAATGTTCATTAGCACTACGTTCTGATTCCTCTTTATATACCTTTAACCACTTATGTAGTTCTGGTGTTACTTCATATCCTTGTCCTCGTTGGAGTAGCCATGCATGGATACCCATAAGGCCAAGTCCAAGTCGTCGATTCTTTTCGCGTACTTTATAGACTTTATCATACGGGAGATCTGCTCGTAACGTTCCACAAACAAGGAATTTGGAACCGAGTTCAACAACATGTTTAAATTCTTCAATGTCTTTAATGTTAGATATATTGATAGAACCAAGGTTGCATACATCGCTATCATCCGAAGACGTAACTTCCGTACAAGCATTACGAAGTGTTTCATTTTGTTTATCACCAAAGTTAAAGCTAAAGCCGGGTTCCCCAGTCATCATAGCTTGACGACAATTCTCTACGAAGGTATGAAGATTAGCACGATCTGCATTGTATAGCCACTTATCATCATAGTTTACAGAGATATTTGTCATATCAAGTGGCGCAGCCGCATTAAAGTCTTTATTCTTTAATTCCTTGACAGCATCTGACCAATTTTTTGCTTTTAGAAAAGCCGGAATATCTTCGTGAAGCCAGTTCAACGAAGCGTAAATAGCACTGCGTCGAGACCCACCTTGCATGACGCCCCGGCCAACTTCGTTGATCATCTGCATCAATGGGATCGGGCCGCTTGATAAGCCACCTGTACGACTTAATGGCTTCCCTTCCGGACGGAGAATAGAGTAGTCGATGCCAATGCCGCCACCAGTCATAAGACAACTTACTGCTCTCTGTGTTAGTGCTGCCCATTCTTCTCTTGTATCTTCCTCTGCTTTAAGCAGGAAACAATTATTAAAGTAGCTATTCTTACGACCAGCATACCAAAGATACCTGCCGCCAGCCAAAAACTTCTGATCCTTCATATATTCTACAAGTTGGTCCCTATCACTCTGACTCATTAACGCACGATCAGTTCCCCACCTAGTTCCACACACATCTTCTACAACTCGTTCACAAAGTTGTCCCCAATCATCATTAACACCCTGACTATATTTATTTTGGAAGATGTGTTTGGCGAATTGATTTTTAAAATATTCTCGTTGCATTAATAGTTATCTCCGTGGTGCCGTACTCTATGACAATTAGCACAAAGTAATTCACATTTATTTAATTCATTTTGTAATCTTTCTTTTGATAGTGATAACATCTTAGAAGGATCACGATCTTTAGTAGTTGGATCAAGATGATGGAATTCATAAACTGCGGGATGAAAAATACCACCACAAGATTGACACACATTACCTAAATACTCAATAGCCCATACTTTTCGCTTTCGTTTTTCTTCTCGTTGTTTTTCTTTGATATATTCTTTGTTGTTATTACGCCAATTTCTAGCCTTTTCAGCACATTTTTCTTTATTTGCGTAATAATACTTTAAGGAAGCTTCAGCTATTTTCTCTTTTGATGTCAAGATATTCCTGTAATTGTTTTTGCCAGTCATCATTTTCCCAACGATGTTCTAGCTCGTCTTTTGTTTTACGATCTACGTGCTGTTCTTTTTTAACGGGATTCGTAGGACTCTTCTTCCCCGTCCAGTTTTGCGTCAGTTTCATAGTGGTTTTGAATACGTTCCCATTGTTCTTCAATAGTGTCTTGTAATAGGTCTACAAGCTCCTCAGAGGAGAGATCTAAGATTTCTAATAGATCTACCTCAGTCTCCTTCTTTAGTTGGTCACATAGATCAGTAAAGGTCATTATTAGGACTCCGATCTAGAGCAGCAACTACCATCATAGCATACTTATTATCTGTAAGTAGATACTCTAACTCAGAAGAAGTTAATGTTACTGATTGTGGTCGTTGGTTTGATTTATGTAATCCACAAATCATTTGACCTATATTAACTTTATAGGTTGTATTTGTAGTCTCTTGTTGTGTTCTTCGGATAGTAAAATTAAAGTTCATTTCTTAAAGTTACTCACAATTCTTTGGCCGAATAGGAAACCAAACGCAATATTTGCTCCTTCCAGACCAATTAATTTTACCTCTGGTGCAACACCTTCAACAAAGGAGATACCAACACCTCCTAGAATGACCACAAAGGCTGCTAGATAACGCGCTGACGCACGCAAATCAATGACCCATTGGCTAGGTGTGCCTCCCGGATTATCGAGGGCAGCAATCGCGTTTAAACGCTTAATCTCTTGCTCATCAAGTTGTAGTTGTTCAGCTACTGTAGTTGGTTTTACACCTCCTAACTTAGTAGTGATGACTTGTTTGATCCCCTCAACACTGACAGGAATCAGTGCTGAGAGTAGTGTGGTTAATAGCATACTCATTTACGGCATCCAATGAAATAATTGATTGTCTAATTCTTGGGCAAGAATGTTATTGATTGTCCTAGCCACCTCGCGGATTTCCCATTGGGCATGTTTATCTGCACGAAGTTTGATGAAGTCAATCCATGCTTGAAAGTTTCCAGTAACAACGAGTTCTGTTGTAGTAGCTTCTGGGAGAACAAAACGGGCATCCTCTTTCTTAACTCCTTCTTTAATCAAACGCTCATACATTTGAAGACAGTACTCATAATGTAGTGCCACATCAAATGATTGATCTTTAGTTAGATGTGGAAACACAAAGTCTGTACCATCTTCTTTACAATATCGTTGACTACGTTGTAGAAAGTCTAGGTGCTTCGAGCGTACAAATTGGTGAGAACATGCTCGTGAGATTCCTGATACATGGAAGGTAGCGTGAGCGAACCGGAGAGTTGCCAAGTGTCCTTTGTCTTTACAAGAGACAGCTCGTTTAACACAAGCTTCTTCATCAAGACTAGAGTTGTAACATATTCCAGCATACTCTCCAATTTGCTGGAGTGCGTTTGGTGTAATGAATTTGAGTTCAACATTCACCGATGATCTCCCGAACCTTGGATAGTACCTGCCTCCTTACGTTTAAGGAGCTTGTTAGCATTGATGGTAAGGATGTCCTCAGGAGAGTAGCCAATAGCATCACATAGACGTACTAGATACCAGAACACATCACCAAGTTCATAAGCAAGATTGCCGATGTCCAACTTACCATCACGCATTAATTTCTTTACTTTACCCGCGACCTCGCCTGCTTCGGATGTAAGGCCAAGAGAGAGGTAGTAAAGCTCAAGATTTGATCCTGTTCCTGCTTCGGGATAAATTGCTGTTTGGTGAGTGACGTTGAGATATTCTTGTAGTTGCATACCGTTGTCCTTACTTTGTTGTACTTGCTGTGGCTCAGTTGACACCCCGGCTGCAGCACTTGGTTTTGGGTTAAGTTCGTGCTTGATACGCTCAATATAAACAGTAGCATCCATAAGCTCCTCTTGAAGATGCTGGAGCCAACCGAAGAGGTCAATGTCTGTTCTTTCTGTTGTGGTTCCATACTTCTTAAAGCCCTTTTGTGCTCGTTCAGCGTACTGACAAACTACTTTAAATACGTTTTCATCTTGAATTTTATTTTGTTCCATATTTTTTCTTAAGATAGGAAAGAGATACAAACATTTCATCAAAACACCCATCTTCTACCTCATGTAGAACGATGACACCGCGCCAATGTTTATTAGTTTGTGCATCTAGATAATGTTCATCATGCTCATAACAAGAGCCAGCAATGATACAAGTAATGGTAGACCCATCAGGACGCTTACCATAGGCAACTTGTTTTCCTTGTTGATGTCCAGCAATACAAGACATATGCAACTTACTAACCATTGCGCTAGCAGTTGTGGCGGGTCTTCCCATAACCCCAGTCGGGAAATAATGACAATAAGCAATACCATCAATAAAGACAGGCTTAAGGAAGGGATGTACTTCCCAAGATTCATAAGGTAAGTCTTCAAATTTAATTAATCCTTCTAATTTAGGGTCATTTTCGACTGCTCTAATAATACGTTGCTCATGATTTCCAAGCGTGAGGACCATATACGGCTTATATTGCTTCTCCTTATTGTGCTTTGCCTTAATGTTGAAGGTCTTAAGTGGAGAAAGCAACGTGTCCATCGCATCATGCGCCGCTTGTACATCTTTGACATAACGCTTGCCCTCGAACGATTTTTTACCCACGTCATAGCTACTTAAACTCTCCATATCAGCAAAGTCACCTAGATGTACAACAACATCTGGTTTTTGATCTACAATATACTGCCCAATCCATGACATAAATTCAAAGTCATCACCATACTTACATTGTGTATCTGGAATGATCAAGTGCTTGGTCATTTAGTTTCCTTAATCCATGCTTCAATTTGTTCTGTATCTTTGATAGAACAGTGGGGAAAGCCATACTTCTCTGCCCATTTGGCATGGGTCATCTTTGTACCACCACATAACTTATTAGGGTTGTCAAACACAAAGCGCAGATCCATGTCTGGGTATTGTTGCTTGAGCAATACGTACTTATATCTTTCTCTGTGGTCGCTTAGGTAGCCCTTAGTTTCCACAAGTAACCCATTAATAAGAGTCCAATCGACAGTGTAAGTGTGATTAGATTCAGGCACAGTGTAGGGGATCTTTGTAACTTCGTAATCATACTCGATATTAAATCCCTTAATAATTTCTTCAAACTTAAGTTCAAGTTTTGATCTTCGTTTCTTTTCAGACATTAATTAACCCTAAAGTAAATTCACCAAGACTATCAGAACCATCCCAATCCCATTGACGTGGATACCAGATGTCAGAATCCCTATCATAGTATGCACCATTTATGTAGCGGGATTCAAAGACTTCATAAATTCTGACATCGTGATCACTTCTTGTTGACAGGCTTCTGGTAAAATTAAGTTGTGTTGGTCGCCCCATAGTTCATTCTCCTTACGCCAAATCCACAGACAGTTTGCATTCATAACAAAGCGTTTAGCATCTTCGTTATATTTTTCATACACAATATTAAACATCTCTTGTTCATCATCAAGATGATCAATAAGTTTCCCAGCTTTAACTGGACCAATCTTATCTACACCAAAAATGTTATCAGATTTATCACCAATTAACATTTGTTTATAGAAGTGACGAATGGCATCTTGTTTATTTACAGTATCTAATTCTATCTTTGTCCAATTATAATGTCTTCCCGGAATCATCCGTAAGTCTTTATCTAAAGAACAGAGAATACAATTATCTTCCTGATTCATTCCTAAGAGATCGTCTGCTTCACAACCGTCACTCATAATAGCCGAGTGGTTATCTACTAAGTATTTACGACAATCTTGTAGATAGATAGGTGGTACTGTATCTTTACGGTTAGCCTTATATTCTGGATTGATCTTCTTACGGAAGTTATTCTTACCCGTTAAGAACAGAGTATATGATTGACCATCTGTGGCCTCAATAATCTGTTGGATAAGAACATCCATACGATAGAAGGCAACATCCTTCTCTAGATCTTCTGTAACAGTAGCAGCACAACGATAGGCAACTAGGTCCGCATCAATGTTTAAATGACTCATGTTACTTTCATCTTATTAGTATAAGCTCCTTGACCATTTACTTTAATAGCTGGGGCAGTAATAACTTTTACCACATCTTGCGATTTACAGGTATCACATGGTGCTCGTGAGCCATCCTCACAGTAGGCATCATATTCTGCACCACAGTTATTGCATTTAAAACTCTGCATCTTTCGCATGTTGTGCTCCTACAACAGTGTTAAATAGTGTGATACGATCTTCTTTCTTTAGTAGATTCCGCTTCTTTGCTAGTTCAGTGGCAGCTTCAAACTTATCGTAGTGATGTTTATTTGAAGTGACGAGGGCATTGTTAATTCCCTTACGGTATGCTGCCCAATTACCAATAGCATACTCAGCGATCCCACATTTTTTCCAACCATCTTTCAATAGTTCTTGTTCTGTTTCCACAAGATCATAGACGTAAAACATTTCATCAATATCTGTCCATGTTACAGGAGGATTACAGATGTATGAACTACCTGTTGGAAAACTCATCATGTATAGGTGTTTCGGAATCATTCCAATCTCCAAGTAAATGTGGGTTCCTTACCCTTGGAAGCTACCCACAAGCCCACCTACATTACATTGGGATGTCTTCTTCTGGATCGAAGTCAGGTGCCTTTACTGGATTTGCTACAGATACCTTAACATCATTACCTAGAACATAGTCTACATAATAAGTAGCAAGAGTAACAACTTCTTCCTTAGTAGGATTCTTCTTGTCAGTTTTTAGAGTTTCGATTGCAGCAGACAGAGAGGATTGCCGAATAATATACACTTGCTTCTTGGCACGTTCTTCTGGAGTCTCAAACGTAGACTTGGCTGGTTGTGTCGCCGCCTTGGCTGGTGCCGCGGCTCCACCAGAGGACGCTTGAGTGGTAGTTTGCTCAATCTCTACATCACCAGCAGCAATACCAACCCACTGCCAGTAACCATCGTTATCCTTCTCACGTAGTAGAGTAAAGACATCACCATTTTCAGCTACCTTAAGGGTATTAAAGACTTCCTTAGAACCAAAAGGCATAATCTTCTTGCTCTCTGTCTTATTATCGAAAGAAATATTCTTATAGGTAACTTCAAGGAATTGATAATCCTTGTTGGTCTTAGTCTTTGCATTTGCTACTTCAACTGCTACTACTTTAATCTTCATTTCTTGAGCCATTTACTTCTCCTATGTATGTACATCTATTGTACGTCAGAACTTAATTTCTGTCAATGCTTTCATGTTAAGGCCGACAGAAATTTCGCCAAGCATTGGGACATTCCATTCTACACCATAAGCCTGTGTCACTAACTTAGGTAAGTCTAGAAAGACCTGATTAAAAATATCTGCTACAGTTTGAACTTCACATTCAGGTACGTCAGCGACAATGCTATCGTGAACAGTGCTAATAAGCTTACCTTGTAGGCCAGCCCGCTTCCATCTAGAGTAAACAGCCACCCTAGCGACAGCCATGACATCAGCTCCGCAACCTTGATTAGGATAATTGGTAATGTCAGATTCATTCCACTTTAACTCCCCACTCCATTTCTTTACTGGTTCAAATACATATCTACGTCCAAAAGGACTGATAATCTCACCAGTTGTTGTTGCTTGTTTAATATAGTGCAAGTGCAACTTTTCGATTGCTTTATACTTTCTATAGTACTTGTCAATAACATCCTGCCAAAATTCAACTGACTTGGATACAGGCATGAAGTCTGGATCACGTGAGTAGGCAAAGGCAGAGCCACGATAAATCCATCTGAAAAGGAATACCTTAGCAATGAGTCTACTAGGTAGGTTAAAGGCCGCTTGGTTAGCTTTGTGGATGTCATATTGTGTTGGGTCATCAATAACTCCTTGCCATTCTTCAAGGCCAATTGGGTCTTGACTTAAGAACAAATATGTACACCACTCTAGTGACTTAGCATCGACATTAACTATCAATTTGTTAAGTCCTGATACCAAATAGGACCATTATCTTTTAAATCTTTAAGGCATTCTTCTAATGTGTCCCATCCATTCGATATATGATAAATGTGTCCTGATTCTTGATGTAAAAACCAATACCATTTATACCAACCTTTAGCAGACCATGATTGTTTAATTTGAAAATAGTTTCCCATTAATATCTACTAATACAGAATGTCTTAGCCTCCGGTGGAAAGTTTTGTTGATTGGGTTTAGTACTACTTAATCTACCAGTAATAGCAGTACACTGGTTGAGATTGCTGTAAAGAGTGTTGTTATCCCAATCCATTTCCTTGATCGTTTTAGGTAAACCATCAAGGTAAGTTGACCTAAGTTTACATAGCTTGCTACGCTCAAGCACTTTAGCAACAATAAATCGTCCAATTTTATCTGTCTTTACTGAAAGTAATGTGTCTTCATCTGTACTATAAAAGCCATCCTTTTTAAGAGCTGATCCTTTTGGTGGCTCTAATAGCCTTGGCATGGGATATTCGTTTCGTAAGACTTTATATCTTGTCTGACCGACCTTATCTCCAGATTTATAGATTCCACAAGGAAGTCTAGTTTCCGTTTTAATCGTACCACCATAAAGAAAGATAGACATGTGGTCACGGCTATCAAAATTAATAGGGATGTTATTAGTAAATTCACGTAATTGACCCTCTAATTTGTCGATCTGTTTCTGTAGATCCTGTGACATTGCTACACTAGAATTAACATCATATAAAATTCCATTCATTTCCATCTCTTGTAATACAAGTAGATCATTACAATGAAGTCGGAAAAGTTTTAGTTGATGTGCTTTTTCTGTATCAAAAAGTTCTACTTGTTTTTGGAACACATTATATGTACCATCCACATCATAGATACCATATTCAGATAGAATGTCTAGTGGAATTTGATCTGTATCATAGCCTTGATCCCAATACTCTTTGACTTTATCAATCTTAGGTTCAAAACCATACTTAAGTAAGGTATCATTTAGATTAGGGTATTTCCATGTTTGATTTGAGAACATGAACTCAGCTAATTGACAATCCCAAACACAAGATGCCTTAAATCCTAGCTCTCTATCTAACCAAGCTAAGTCAAACTTAAGGTTAAAACCAATGACGCAGCTAGCACGAAGGAGAATAGGAAGGGCAAAATGGAATTGCCCTTGGGTGAATACTTCAACAGCAGCCCCCGCTTCTTTTACTTGTATCGTTACAAGCTTGTTCTTTGCTGTGTGTGGATTGCCCTTGTTTGTTGTGGTTGTTTCCACATCCACTGTTACAGGGTTCCTTAGTAACAAATTCAAAGTACTGGAAATCGGCAATTTTATACTCAATTCCAAACTCCCTAATAGATTTAATTAGAAACTCCATCAATTGAGTCTCGGCCTTTTGTTCATTAGTACTTACAACAGTAACGTTAAGTGGGATGTCAAATTTCATGATGGACTCCATTGATTTTTACCAGAGGGATTTTTAATAGCAGGATCACTTGTTAGTTTACCTGTTGCTACATTAATAAAAACATCATCTCTAAACAAAGGATCTTCTCCTTTAAAAAATTTAGCAAGACCTTTAACCCAATATTCTTTTTCAAGATGATTCAATTGTAATTGATCTCTAATATATTTAGCTAATCTATTAGCAGTTGATCTTTTGATAGCTGGTAGTGTCATTAAACTTCTCCATATCGTGCAATGTCTGGTAAAATTCTTACTGTTTCTCGTCCGTGTCGGAGATTAGGGTCTGTATCCGCATCGCCCACGAGTTTGTTCTTAGAAAGGGATAAGTATCGCATGTATTCCTCTGTTTGTTGGTGCGACTTACCAATACCGAGAATCCAGTCCGCTTCCGCTTGCTTCGCAGTTTTGGCATTAGCTACATTCTCCATTGTTAACCATCTTTTTCCTTCGCCACTTGCATCAGCTTGACATACTGCAATAACAGGGCAGTACTGCTTTGCAATTTCTCTAGCCCAGATATAAATAGCTCCAAGTCTGAGGTCTTCTCTGTCGTCGGTAAAGCCTTTAATTTTGTCAAGTTGGTCGAAGACGATAAGACTTGGTTCCAACTCTCGCACAACTTGTTCCACTTCCCTACGATGTATGGATGCGCTGTCCCAAATCTTAATGTTGGCACCGCCGAGTTCCATGTATCGTTGTTGGTTACCTTTGAGGTCATGATATAAACTCGCTAATGGTACGCCCAATGCAGCTTGATACAGCCTTAGTTGTACCTTGTTTCCTTGTTCTTCGTTGTTAATCCAGAGGATAGGCTTTGTAACTTGCTCTGCAAAATACGTAACTTCGCTAGTAAGGAAGGTTGTTTTACCAGTCTCGGGTCTTGAAAAGATGTATCCAAAATCACCCTTCCTAAGACTACCAAGCATTCGATTGAGTGTTGGCAATCTCCAGCGTAAACCTTGCGAGACAATTGAGTCATTATACAAATCCTCTAGGTTGTTGGTCACAAACATAGCCTCAGGAGCCACAGAATCGCTCTCAGTTGCATTTAAATTCTCAGCCAATAGCTTGAGGTCAGTAAAGTCTTTGCGTCCTTCTGAGACCTCTAGAGCAGCTAAGGCGAGGTCATAGGCTTTTTGTTTGTTCTGGGCATCGTGGATGATGTCTGACAGGATGGTATCTTCTGTAGACACAGTGGATAAATCTTCCAACAGAATAGTTAAGACTTCACGATCTTTTTCTAGACAGTTGGTAAGAACATACATAGAAAATTCTTCTACAGTAAGATCTTTTTCATATTTATCATGTAATTTAGTTAAATAATTATATAGTAATAATACTTCTTTATTAGAATTACTACATATAGTTTTTAATATAGTATTATACTTAATATA